GGCATGCCAAAAAACACTTTTATGATTTTTTAAATTATAATATCTTTTCCCCAACTCCTCATCTTTTATCATAGATAAAAACTTATATTCTTCATCTAATAATTCTTGCCGATTTGAATGTATTCGTTTTAATGTTCTTCGTTTGAAATCGGATGGTCTTCTTTTATATGATTTCCTCATCCACGGAGAACTGCAAATATATCCATCATCTTCTGTTCCCCAATGACACCCAATATAATATCTCCTATGCTTCCTATCATACCAAATATAAACAAATCCATATTTTTCTTTCATTTTAAATCTCCATACTATATATAAAAAGTGTACCCTAGAAATTTCCCTCACTGAATGGATCAGTTTCGGTAAAGTCAAAGATGTCATCTTGGTCTCTTAATAATTCAAAGTCTTCGCCATCGCCCATGTTATCACTATCTTCTGGCTCTTGTGGAATAATTAATGTGGTTGTTGTGGTACTACTAAGTTCATATTCAGCACTAGAAACTGCGCCTTTAACTGTCTCACTGGTTGCAGTAGAAAGATTACCTGCAATATTTGTAACTGTTAGTTTCGTTGTATCCGCATCCCAATCTGTAACAACGGCAGTTGCAGTCGCATCAGCAAGTGCCGCACCAGTAGAACCCAGAACTTGAAAAACAGTTTCACCTTCAAAATAATTGATATATGCAGAATCACTTATTCTTGTACCAAGTGATAGTTCAATTGCAAATTGTTTTCGTTCATCTTCAACTTTATCGATATCACTATATCCTGTATCAATAGTTTCTCCACTGTATGTGAATACCTCACATGAAAGTTTATATGTAAAGAGTTTGCCCAATTGATAGAAGGGATTTTCGTGTTCTACAAAGTTAATTTCAAACAAAGTATTACTTAACGGAAAGAAGATTAAATCGCCTTCTTTTGGTCGTGTTGTATTTTCATAAGAACCAACTGATTCCTCAAATCGTTTACGAGAAACAATTAATTCTATTCTATCTTTTATTTGAATGCCAAATCTAGAAAGAACATCACCCTCTCCCTCAAATCCATCAACCGACTGAATATACATTTCAACTTCATATCCATCATCAAATTGAGATATAGTATCCTCTCCGAATATTTCATCTTTATTCATAAGAGTTCTTGGAATATAGACCATATCCCTTCCCATCGTTTTAATCATTTCGATGGTAAGGTCTTCTACTATATTCTGTTCACCAGTATAGTCTTTAAAGTAAGGATTACGAGCCATATTTTAGTTATCCTGTCATAAAGTCTATTGGAAGTTCGTATGTTAATCGTAATTCTTCTTCAAGTTTTTGAATTTCTTCGTTCGCTTCGGAAGAAATTGCATCACCTCTTAAAGAAACTCCACCAGGCATTTGAATGCCCTCAAACTTTGATAAATTCGACCCCCATTGTTTTTTGATTTGTGCCGTGACATACTTCTTTAACCAAATATCATTAAATATTTCTGAAAATTGAACAGAAGATATAGCAACATATGCTTCAATTAAAAGATACTTGTCTTTTATGATGTCATTATCCCAATCAGCATCAAGGTTTAACTTATTTGTTATTTTATTAAATCGAATTTGCTTTTCTGGTTGGAAAAAATCTTGAATCATATTGATATATCGTTTCGTGGAATCATACCTAGACAATCCCATACTAGAATTGAATCCGAGCCCTCTATTAATTCCAAAATAGTCCATTAATGCCATTTGATAACGAACATCAAACATATTAATATTTGCAAACTCACCAAATTGGTGAATTCTAACAACACTTAAAATATCCTTTCCTTGGATTCTGCTGCCTGTTGCACCAACGGGGTCACCCAAATCATTCAAATCAATGTATTTACGATCTTTATCCTCTTGGGTTACTTGGTAACTAAATAATTCTTTTTCAGCACCATCAAAATGATATTCTGAAAATAATTCTAATGATTCGTCTAGTCTATCTTCGCACTGCTGTCTATCAACATTGATGTCAATGACTGGTGCCCCAAGTTTTCTTAAAGAATAATCGATTAATGCATCTCTGGATGTTATATTTGACATTAAAAACTCCTATACCTTTAATATATGTATAAAGATAGAGGAATGGAGTTGGAACTATTGAGCATCTTTGGTTGGATTTTGCTCTTCTTCAGTTCCAATTTCTACATTTAATTTCTGAATATTCTCGTAATCAATGTTTTCAATGTAATATTTGCGAGTCACGGGTTCTTCTGATTCGTCTGAGGTGCTTACAAGGTAATTGGTAAATCCTGGCATTTGCAAAGGGCATGCCAGTTTTGGATAATCTAATTTTCCATATTCCTCTGCTTCTGCAACCAAAAATGTTTGTTTTCTATCTCCACAGCCACAACCACCACAAATGTGTTTAGTCGGGTCTACTTCACTTTGTTGCAAATATTCACAGGGTGGAAGTTCTCCTCCACCATCTTCGTTGCCAAAACAACTCAACACCCGCAATTGCTTAATTGGTTTGTTAATTTTTTTATTATTTAGATTTCTTGATGTTAAGGCCATTGCAAAATTTTGCACCATACTAAATGCTTTTTTAACACCTCGTTGGTTTGGGTCAACTGGTACTTTTCTGAATTTTGGTTTATCTGTCATAATATCTCCATAATAAAAGGTTTTATAAATTATACACTATATGTATCACTTGTCAAGAAAAATTATACTATTCTTGCTAAAGTTACAGTTCTAACCCTGTGCATCATATCCCAATCACATGCAGAAACAAATCCCGAATTAAAATTTTGCGTATATGTCATTTTTCTATTTTTATCAGATTCATTCACTATTGTAGAAGTCCAATATGTAGAAGTCATTGGTTGCCATTTATATGCTGGATTAGAATTTTTTAGAATACCATCCATGAAGTTGGAATCGTTTTTTGTTTTGTCGTATATAAATGCAGATAAATGTAAAGAAGGTATAATGCACGAATTAATATTACTTGAAGTTATTCCATTATCTACGCAACTGTGTTTTACTGTATTGATTATATCAAAATCAGCATTCATATTTCTTGCGCTGTCGAATTTTGATGATATAGGAATTTTTGTATTCAACGAAATTGATTTTTCATGAAACTTAATATTAGTTGCATGTAAATCTCTAGGAGAAACAATAACTGCGTATTTATTTTTAAGAAAGGATTTGAATTCTTTCCCATCAGATTCCATAACATATTTTTCTGCTATACCTGTTTTTGGATTTCCGTAACCCTGAAGCCTTTCAAATGGGCTACCACTTGACCAAAACTGGCCAACATAAAACCCACCAAGTTGATAACTTCCTGGAGTCCAAGAATTAGCAACACTAGAAGATACTGTGCCGTATTTTATAAAATCATTTACAACATTAATTTCGGAACTATCTGAACAATTGTATGGAATTCCTTGTTTCTTTAGTCCCATCCAATATCCATTACAATTGCCGACAACAGTTTCGGTACATTTGTCCTCTTGAACACATGCAGAAAACAACCCGTCCTTGCTATTAACTGTGTTATTATATCTAATGATTGAATCTCTTTCGGTAGGCACAGAACTTATTAATACATTATCATAAACTTTACTGCGAACCGAATTTCCACCTTCTGTAGTTTCTGACCTATATGGTGTGCTACCACATTCAATTTGTATTTCAACCGTTGGGTCGAAGGGACAAGAAACCGTGGGATAATATGTGGCAATGCCATTTGGATTTATTTTTGTTTGTTGATTGGAGCATTCTGATTCGGAACAAACATTATAACAATCAAACACATTACCGCCAACTTCAACACAGCACCCAGAAGGAAATCTCACATCATCTTCAATTGGGTCTGGAACTTTTGGATTGTTACTTGCACCGTTTGTACAAAATGCAAAAATGTCATCCGAACTTTCGTTTATTTCGGAGCAAAGCCTATCTTTACCTAACCAAATGCCCCCAATAGAATGACATTCGCAAAATGTTACATCGTCTTGCAATCCACCCATATAACTCGGAACGCCCTGATTAATACTGTTTAGATATTCGTCATAGTCATCAACATATTCACAAGCGCAACAGCACCCCCTAGAACTTAATTCTGGACATTGAACATCTGAAATGTCTTCACCTTCTTGTTTATATTGAAAATATCCCCTAGATTCCATACATGAAATATATGTTATGGGATATTCTTTTGTGCCGTCTGGATGACAACACACACCAATATCAGAAAGAAAATCCTTATAATTGGTTGATGATTTTATTCTAGATCGAAATTGTACACTCATATATTATATATCTATTTGTTGCATACGCCATAAGGGCAATTTGGAGGAAGACACTGCACCCAAATACATTCTCCAGACGGAAGGGTAATGTATGTATAGGCCACTCCGTTGATTATTTTACTATAATCTTCATTGAATGTTTGTCTGGTACAAACAATACAACCATCTGGAGGGTAACAATCTTGATGGTCTTCACAGACCGAATTGTCTCCATTGTATGTTCCATAGTTTAGAGAACAAGAGTCTGAATCTGTTATATAACACCAAGGTTCTTGATTTACACAACATGCTCCAGTTTGAGTTCCTGGTTGATGACATTCAGTATCATCTTCTAGTGTATCGCATAAATTGCCAGCACCCTTCCATGTTCCAAGTAAAACTGTATCGCATTCAAATTGAATGGTATCAACACAACTAGGAGTTCCATTTATTCCACCACAACATGCACCCAAAGCACATGGGTCGGAATCACAATTCGCAATATGTGATAAAGATGTTCCCGTACATGAACTAGGCAACACATCAGAACATCCGCCGGTATATATTCCACCTGTCTTTTCACAACATGCGAAAGTATAGTCGGTGCAATCACCGCACTCATTTTCAATAGAATCCAGTGGATTATTACAACAAGTCCAATCGGATGTACAAGTCGAATCTCCATGACAGCAGACTCTATCTGGGCAAGAGTCAGAACAACTATTAGATTCATTCCAAAGACCGCCGCATAGTAGGCACTGTGTTTCTTCAAGTATTCGGCATTCTCCTACACCCAAGCAACATTGTCCTGTAGGAATTGAAGTATCGCATAGTGTTGTGGCCGCACAGGTATTTGAATCGTCCCATTGTCCTTTACCATTTGTATCACAACTACAATTCCATTCAGTTAAGTTATCATAACAAGTTGTTTCGCTTGTGCAACACGAACCCGTTCTATTCCCACAATCATTATTAATACAACTTCCGTTTGCAATGAAGTTATTTGGATTAGAACAATCACCTATTGTTGCATTTCCGTCTTGACAATTTTGTGAACCACCATAACAACCATTAGCGGAGCTGGCATCCTCACAGCATATTCCATACTCAATAGGAGAGCATGGAGTGCCATCAGCACATTGTCCTTGCGAGCATTTTGTTGTTCCATCACCACAGTACACTCCACCATGTTGCATACTACATTGATTTTCAGTTACATCTGTTGTACAACTACCACTACCGTAACAACAAGCACCTGTTGGTTCTGTAGTATCACATAAACCACCAATACAAAAACCTTGATTACAATCTGTTGTATTATCGCCACACCAAGTTCCAAGACAGTTACTCTGAGTAACATCTGTTATACAAGTTGTATCTGTACAACAAGCACCTGTTGGTTCTGTAGTATCACATCCACCACCAGTACAAGAATCTTGATTACAATCTGTTGTATTATCGCCACACCAAGTACCAGAGCAATTTGCTTGTATGTCGTCTGTTGTACAAGTTGTACCATTACAACACGCACCTGTTGGTTCACCACATGTTATTTGTGAGCAAGTCATTCCATCATGGAACACTCCACCACCATTACTGTTATCAATATCCCAACAATCTACTGCGTTTGTATCATCCACGCAAACACCTTTATTTGGATTACAACACGCACCCCTACCAAAACAAGACTCTTCGCACATCGGTCCAGAACCTTCTGGATGGAAACCGCAATAAGTACAAGTTTCTGGATGTAGATTGCAATCACACATTTCATGACCGGCCACCAAAGTATCGCAAAGCGATTCGTCTCCGTTGGTGAAACATTGGGGGTTTGGATTATTGGTCAGGCCGATAATATAACAACACTTATTCGGGCCCGAAAGGCACGGAGTCTCGCATTCAACTGGCTCTCCACTGCATGTAATATCTTCTCCTCCACATCCACAACACCCCGCACATGCCTGACCCCCCCCGGGGTCGCCACAAGAGCAATGACATGGTGTCCAACAATCTCCAATGTCATTGTCGCCGCAAGATTGTCCTAAACTATTAATACAATCCGTATCGATGGGATTATTTGGAAGCCATTGACCATTCCCATTCATCCAACAAGGACAACGCAATGCTGGGTCTGTTTCGTCAAACTCCAGGCACTGTGGATTCTGTCCGTTTGGACCTATATCACATTGTGGTGTAGTTCCAGAACTACCAGTATCACAAAACGGAGGTTGAACTAAAGCAGAACCTTGACTACAATTGTACCCAAGTGTTTCGGGTTGTTGAATACAACAAGTAGATAAATTTGCCCAATATTCGCTTGGAATGTTATCACATTGGTCATCATTAACATCACCCGGACATAAACCACAATCAAGATTACCATTGGAGCAATCTAGAGGAATCCACTTGCAAGGTTCAGGGCCGCACTCACAACTACCGTCAGTACATTCTGTCGGAATAGTCCCACCATTGCACCTATACATACACTGCTCTGCGGTACTATATAAACATTGTGTTTCGCCCAAGACGGTAAGACCATCGCAACAAGTTCCAAACTGGATACCAGTACAAGATGGCCATTGGGGTATTACTTTACCAGTGTCATATTCACTAGTGCAATAACCACACGATTCTTCTTCACAACCCTCTGGGCAACATGGAGGTTTGGAATCGTCCCAATGAGAAGTTCCAGTAGATGAAAACTGGCCCATAAATTCACATTGTGCTTCACATATATCTTCATAACATCTCCAATTATATTGAGTTTCTACACAACATGTTCCTACTGGCTCCAATTCTTCAAATGCGCCTGGGCAATCGTTTGCGTTACAATACGATTCATGGCTTGTTCCACCATAAGTAGCACAATCTTCTGGTGAAATATTATCCAAACAGAAACAACTTAAACAGCAACTTGTTTGAGGCACATCGTCAGCAAGACAATTCGCACACAGATTTCCATAATCCCATCCAGCATTTTGGTCACACCACGCATACGCGCCTCTTAGACCACCTGTGAAGTCCTCACACGGACCGTACATAATTTCACTACAGCCTTGTGGGTCATTAGGACTATTACATGGAATAATATAAGGAGGCAATTCACTATTATTTCTCGGTGCGTCTTCAGTACATGCCATATCTTTCATAAACCAATCGGGTCTTGCTGGGAATTGGTCGGGAGGAGTGCTTCCTCCAGTAATTAACGCAGTACAAATCTTTGCTCCTTGCATTAATCTTGAGGCATCTGAAAGTGAAATGTTGTTTGCTTGGTCGGTTGAATATACACCATGAGTACAGAAACTATGTGCATCAGTTGTGAGTATACCATGTGTTGGATTTATATAACCCACCACGGTTTGGTCAAATCCAGGCAGAATCGCAGGGCACGCTGGTGGGTCCGCTGTACAATTTGGATAATCAAGAACACCAGTCCATGTGTTTGGATATCCTATGGCCTCCATAGCATCACATATTTTTGTACCACCACCAAGGCCACGGTCTGTTGCCTTAATGTCATCCCACAAACTTGCGAGTTCCGAAGAATTATTAGTATTAACTCTTTTAACATTTACATTTGTATTTGGAATCCACGCTTGAGTATTAAAGAATATTAGAGAGAAGAATACATCTCCTCTGTCAGCGAAAGCGGGTGACATACCAACAAGAGATTCACCAATTCCTTGCATTGCTTTATCAAACATTCCAGCCGCTATACTACCAGACACATCTATTATGAATACTATATGTTCTGTTACTGAGGTTTGGCCTCTTTCGTCTCTGTCTTCTGGTTCATTTGCGCCAGGACAGCACGATGTTCCATCGCCATGGAACACTCCATCATCATCTTCACATGCACTTCTGGATAAATTATCTTCACAACTTCCATCAGTATGGCAACACGCACCATATTCTTTTATACCACAAGGATCACCGTCACATGTAGTATCATCTCCTTTATAAATTCCTTGCACATTGTCACAATCTGTTGATGTCATTATATCACAGGATTTTGCAGTACAACACGCACCTGTTGGTTCTAATGGGTCACCGCATAGGTCACAAGTTGTATCTATTCCTAACCATTCTCCACCACATCCTTCTTGGGTCGTTATAAAGCAACTTCCACTACTTAAACAACATGCACCAACATTTATATCTATATCACAGGCACAATCTACGGGGTTATCTCCCTCGCATTCTGTGTTTGGACCCATAAAGTTTCTTCCAGTTTGCGTACAAATGTCTGCGGTAGTTTTTTCACAAAGACCATCTCCACAACACGCACCAACATAAATGGTTGCATCACAGCAATCAACTTCACCACATATTCCATCAACTGCAATACCACCATAAATTAATTCACAAATGGTTGCACTCATTGGTGGTAGTTTTGTTTCTGGACGATTGGTGTCATAACTTCCTATACTATCACCGATACAACTACCATCTTTACAACACGCGATAGGTGAGCAACAAGGACTTAAACAAAGTTCATCTCCACCATTTGTACAACCGGGACCATCACATTCTCCTGTGCATTGTCCTTCAGGATTGAATGAACCACCGAGAGCATTGCATTCTGTTACTGTAACATTTGAAACACATTCTTGACCAGCACCTCTAAGTGGTTCAGTTCGTGGTCTACCAGTATCACCGCCAGTTAAAGGCGTTCCTCCACTAAAGTAACCAGTACACACAGAACAAGGACCACAACATTCTGGATATGGCTTTCTGTTGGCTTGATCATATCCACAAGCACAACTTTCATCATCACTCCAACCATCGGGACATTCGCAACCTGCAATGGATCCACAGGGAGCATCTCCCAAGTAAACACCGCCCAATAATATACATTCTCTTCTTGGCCATCTAGATGCATATCCAACACAATTATTACCATTTTCATCACAATGGGGTAAGCAACAACATCCAAATGGACCCATTGCTTCTCCAACAAATGGATTATATGCATTTCCGGCGCCATATGTGTGAACTCCGTGTGTTCCTAATCGGGAGAGTCCACCAGGCAAATTACAAACTTGCCTTCTAATTCTACATTCTGGGCAACCAGCACCACACTCTGAACCTAAATATGAAGGTCCTATAATAGTATCTGAATTACTATCGTCTCTGTACCAATTTGTGTTTGGAATAGGAACTCCATTATCATCCAAATCCCCACAGAACCCCCATTTTCTTGAAGGAGTACCAACATGAAGAGGATGAGTACCCCAACTACAATTAGCATCTTCGACCAGAGCAGAGTGACACCACGGACTACTCCATTCTCTATCAAGTTTTACGCAGCCAGTATGTTCATCCCAACAAGAACCAGCAGGACACATCATATCCCAGAAAGACATAATTACGGTAAATAGTGGGTCATATCCTCCAGTATCGACATGTGGTCCTTGAGCATCTTGCCAAGCATAACTGGTAGTTGGAAAGCCGCAAGGACCCAATGAATCCCATATGGGCATGTTACTGGTAGTCCTAAAATCCTCGTGACTGGGAATACATGACTCTCCACTCCACATCCCTTGACCATTTTCACAAGGTTCTAGATATTCTGAATCCCACATACCCTGTTCACAACTTGTTCCGGGACCCCACCATGTCCAATTTCCATCTTCTTCAAGACCTTGAAATCCTTGTACGCCAGGCAACGAATTACATTCTGGATATAGAGAAATTTCATCTGGGAAATTCTCATTCCAATTGGTGCATCTCTGTGGAATTCCAATGATTGTATCTACTGGGTCGTCATCATAATTCCCAAGCGAGCCTGGGTATGTGGGTGTTCCATTATATAATCCCCATTTATTTAATCTATCACAATTATGTTTTGTTGTTGTAAAACAAGCGGCCGGCGAATGTGGAACTCCTATACCACCACCGCCACAGTTATTACCAAACCACCACTCATCACACCAATTGTCTCCAATAGCAGGATCATCTGGGTCAGATCCGTATTCAGTCCACGGATAGTTCCACTGATATGAAGTACAAGAACAACACGCGCCAGTTGCCTCTTCAATGCCAATGTCACAATTTTCTCGACAAACATTATCATCACAACATTCTTCATCAGATTCACAATCTGTATCGTCCTGACACCCACATGGTGGGCAACTATTATCGAGACATGGTTCTTTACAAAGACCACTACAACATATTTCAGAACCAGTACAGTATGTGTCATCACAACATTCAGGACATGGAGGGCAACCTCCATCACAACAGTTATCTGTGACACAGTTTCCACCACAACAAATTTCATCAGAACCGCAACTATTATCGTCAACACATTCTGGCACGAAACAAGAACTACAAGGAATTCCAGAACCTAAAAATGCACCACCCAAAGATAGACATTGGAATAGAGTAGTAAATTGACACGAACCATCTGTCATACAACAAGCACCAGATGCATCAACACAACATGAACCAAACTCTTCTCCTCGTTCGTTTGTAGATTTCGCAGTATTAACTCCACATTCAATTTCTATAGGTTCATCTAATAATACTGGTCTTCCCCACTCATCTATTTCATAAAAATAATGAGTCCAGAAAGTACCACCAAAATAATCACATTCGGTAGCACCAATATTCGATAAACATACTCTTGTACCTGCAAAATTGCCCCAATCACCACCTTCACTACAGCAAACACCACCAGCAGTTATACCACAGTTTTCTGCACAGGTTGCGAAAGGACTCCAATATCCACCAGAACTTTCATCTGGAATTCCATCACCATCCAAATCAAATGGGTAATTATAATCTGGATTATTCGCACATTCTTCTGATGTAACATAATCTTTACAATTTAATTCATTTTCGTTGTCTAAGTAACAGCAAGAACCCAAACCATGTACAACTTCACATTCACTTGTTCCATATCCACGAACTGCGACATTTGCTTTCCAACTTTTACCACCATCATGTGTTAAAAAATTAATAATATCTGTGCCGCAGGAGAAGTATAGGTCATGCTTGTCCATATAAACATTTTCTGGCCAATCCCAAATTTCGTTGCCTTTAAGATGGACAGTAAAGTTAAATATTTCAATATCGGAAAATTCTCCAGTAAATCCTTTGATTCCTATAGGCGTTTCTACATTATAGACACCGCCTCTGCTCACATCAAGGTACATGCCAGCACCATCTCCAGATGTAGCACCCCAATTACCACCATCCCCCCACAGACGACCACCAGTTAAACCATACCAAATTACATCACCAGTATCTTCACTGTAGAGTTCCATTGGCGGGACAGGTATAACAATTTCTTCTGGGTCATATGAAGCGTGTTTAGAGTTTCCAGTAGCATCAGTACCAAATATAATAACACCTTCATCTGAATAAGTTAAATTTGTGACATCTGCGCCTGTATCGGCACTAAGATATGCTACTCTTCCTGTTGTTGATGAGTCTGCTGTACCACCTCTTTGCAAAATAACATTTCCACGAATACCCACGACTTCATCATTAGCGTATATTTTACCAAGAAGTGTTCCATCACCAGTCAATCCACGAAATTCAAAAGTAATTCCTTCTGTTACTTGTTTAAAAATTGCATAAGTAGTACCACTTATGTCTCTGTTGCGATATACACCACTCGCAGTTCCAGTAGCACCTGTGGGCCCACCAATATGGTCGATTGTAATTTCATTTCCGTCAGAAAGTGTTAATATTAAAGATTTACCAAAAGGTCTACCAGAAACAACCCAATTTCCAGTTGCACCCGTTAAACCAGTTGCACCAATTGGACCAGTTGGTCCAGTAGGACCTGTACTTCCTGTTGGTCCTATAAGTCCAACAGGTCCCTCTTCTATTGCTGGTACTGTAACTGTACTGCTTCCAATTACTGGCATTCACTTTCATCCTTTTAATTTATGAAAAACGGTCTCTATATTTATACTAAACAATTGTCACATCCATTCACAGCAACACAGTTTAATCCTTTATTTTCACATTCTGATTGTGGTATTGGCCGCGGGAATTCCTTACACATCCCATCACAACAACAAGAGCAAACCATCCATATAGGATTATTAGCATCTGATGTATCAATATATGGAATGCATCCTAAACTATTTGTCTCCCATATATGTTCTTTATTACATATGGGTTTATTTGTTGGTAAAGATACTAAATCTATATCCTTTGCACTTGATTGACAATTTTTAGAATCAAATACTGCATAACACCTTGATTCTATATTCTTACAGTCTTCAACAATGCCACCAATTCCTAATGCACCTTCCCAACAGACACCGGGACAACAACAAGAACATTCTCCATCTCCTGCTTCAATTATCACTTGGTCATTTTCTGAAGAGAATAAAGCAATACCTGGCTCAATACAAGAAGATAAATTTGAAGATCCAAAACATCTATCATTTGGATTTGAAATGTCAAGACTTTTCCTCGCATTAGAAGTATTAAAGGTCGGTTTATAGTTTTGTTGTTTTGTTCTCTTATTTGTTACATTATTGCTTTTAGGAATAACTATTGGCGGAACAATACCATCCTTCGCATCATCTTTTAATAGATTTAATCCAGCACATGGCTTTCCATTACAATCTCCAGGAATCCAGATGCCATTGGCATCTGAACACTCTGTTGGAGTTGTGCCAGGTTCACAAAATTCATTAGTATGACAACATGCACCCTCGTTACAGTTTATGTCTTCACAATTTCTTCCAAATGCGAACACACCATTTCGTTCATTGCAAATACTTTCTGTAAGTGGAATACAAGAAAAATTATTATCTCCGTCAATATCTGTACAACAAGCATATATTTCTTCAATATCTGTTGGTGCATTTCTGCAACACTCCCAACAAGTTTGCTTATCTGCTAAAAGCATTGTACCACAAGAATCGCTGTCAACGCAAGAGTATGGGTCTATACCATAATCGGGGAATGGTTCGCAACGACATCCCACTTCTGGACACAAACACATATAAGAATCATCACCAGTTTCCAATGCATCTTGGCAAGTTGCATTTCCTTCACCAGATGGACTTGGTGCAGTCGGCATAACTTGACTCCAACCATCGCAACCACCACAAGGGGGCGTTGCAATTTGCCCTGTGTCTGGGTCGATTATAGGATCACCAGTATCACAATCTACACATTGGAAGAGGGGATTTGCACAGCCATATTCTACCCCACCTATAATACAGTTATGTGGGTAGTAGGAGGCATCTGTATAGTCCGTTGCTGAACTTACCATATTTAGTCCAGAACATCTTGAACCTACACCCCAAAATACACCAGTAGAGAAACCTGCACCGCTGCCAGACAATAACCTAGAACAAGTGATAGAATCAGTAATGAAACATGCTTCATCAACGCAACATGCACCCAAGTTCGCTTCTAAACAACAATTGGTTTCTGAACAAGGTTTATCAATCCAAACACCATTCGGACTAAATGAACATTCATATTCTGTTAATTCAAAACATTCATTATTGATACAGCAAGAACCTCTTTCGCCACAGGCATCTGGACAACCTCCCAAAGATTCTACACTATCTTGACCAGTGCAGGAAAGTCCAGCAACAAAGAATCCACCAAAATCCCTACATTTATTTTCACTTGACGATACACATATTCCGTTTATACAACAAGAACCTTCTGAATAACAATTTGGACCTTCGGGACGGAACAGACAAACGGTAGTAGAAAACTGCCCGCCAATTTCATTACAATATGATTCTGTAACATAGTCGATGCAATCTTGATGGTCTAACTTATTTTCGTCAGTACCATCTTTACAGTAACAACAAGAACCTATAATGTTATCTTCTACCACATATTTGGAATCATATGTAACTCCAGCAAATTTATGAATTGTGCCATCATTTCCACCACCCAAATGTATTCCACTGGCTATTGCAGTAGAACCGATAGGGCCTCCTAAAAGTTCATCAACATAACTTATACTACTAAATGTTACGGCAGTTCCTGTTATACCCGAAGAACTTACTTCAGTTTCTGTGTTTGTTGGATTTTGTCCAAAATCTGGAATGTTGTTGTTGGCCGCTCCATAGAGTTCTCTGTGTGTTAGTATTCTTGTAGTTAATTGATTGCCACTCCAATAAGTATTAATAGCACCATGAGCAGATAGTCCACCAAGGGTTGGGTCAATAAAGAGAAGTTCTCCAGTGTTGCCCATTCTGCCGCGGTCATAAACTGTTCCAGTTAAAACAATTTCATTGTTATTCTGCACAGCCGATATATCTCTACCAGAAACAGTTAGAGTTCTGAAATATGCAGTCGTTCCAACTATTTCCTTGAATATTTCTCCGTAGTTATCTCCTTCTACGGCATTGGTAATAATAAAGTCGTCACTTTCTCTATCTCCAGTCCCACCACGAACACCACGAACACCAAAAGTTAAGCCGGTAGAGTTTGTTTCAAAATCATACATATCAAATATAATTTCATATTCAATACCAGAGCCGCCTGTTCCATATGCACTAGTGATTCCAAATCCAGTAAATCCAACTATACCTTGAGGACCAACAGGACCAGTTTCACCAGTCGCTCCAGTCGAACCTATAGAACCAGTTGGTCCAGTTATTGAACCAACTCCAGATGTGTCTAATATTCTACTGCTTCCGTGTACTGATGGCATATATTATCCTAAAATTCTTGATTAATTCCTTTATCTTCATCTCTGAGAACATTTGGAAGTTTCCATAGTTTATAATTTATGTCTGAACTTTCTGCAAATCTCCCATCACATCTAACAAATCTAATTGGTCTTACTTGATATGTATTGTGGGTCCTGTCTTTTTTACCTGCTATAAAGTTTTCTTTGATGCCGTTTACATCAAATTTCATTGCCCATGCGAGTGTTCCAGGGTCTGCTGATGCAACCCCTGATGTTATTTCGGCAATCCCTTCTCCAGTTCCATGAGTTATCCCTTTAGTTTCATTAAATGCACCAGTTGAAGTCCAATACCAATCATTAAGTGGAGTACCATCTTCTTCAAGAAGTTTAGCATTTAAATCAAAACCGTCATGCTCCCTGCACACATTAGAAGCAATATATGCCATTTCATCATGACTTGGCATATGCCAACTGGAAACATTGTTTGGACTTGAACCAGTTATACCATCTATTGAAATTATTCTGTCATCGTATAATCTAGTTGCTCTAAATGCAGAAACATAATCAGCACTCAATCCTGGGCCAAAGTCTGTCGATGAATAAAACCCATCGTTGTTGTTATAATTTTGAGATAGTGCATTATCAGCACTAATGATTCTGATGTTGTTATATAAACCCCAATTCCTATGCCATTGACCATGTGCAGTTTGTATAGGTTTTGTTTGAAGTTTTTCTACCGCTCCATTTCCTAGTCTTCTGGCTTCTTTGCAACTGGTAAATGTATTAGGAGCAATATTACCATAAGAAATATCTCCCATTTCCGAATTATACCAATAACCTTCTTTGAGTTTAAAATAATCAAGTTTCATGAAGTCATCGTATCTTCCAATTATTTGATTGTATATTGGTCCCCATGCACTGCCATGATTTCCCCAATAAAATTCACTCGTCGCTCCTGGGTTTTTAGTCGGATTTATAATTTCACGGTCACCAGTAATTCCAAGAGGGTCCATAGAGACAATCATATAATATGCATCTGGTCTACTAATATCTTCTTGATGGATAGACATTGGACCATACTCACCACATCCTTTAGAATCAAATCCATATCCATGAAAATCATATTTGGATTTGTATGATTCACACTCAAGACCTCTGGCATCTGATGTAGAACCAGTAGCACCTTCCATTAATGTTTGCCATGGTGTAGTTTTATTTCCACCAAATGCTTTTACACCAACTACAGAAGAACTATATGGTTGATACAAACCAACTACCATTCCACCCGCATATAAATCTCCTGGATTTAAATTTAATTTAGTTACTTCTTGAACACAAGAGGAAGTTGTTGTATTATTCCTACAATTAATATCATTACAGAGACTTCTATGACCAGCATAAAGATAACCAGATTCTATACAACCACCACCAGATAATCCATCAACACAAATCTCTGTTCCTTGACAACATGCACCTGTTCCACCAGAACATACTTCAAATTTATGTGTTCCTGAATAGCAAGATACACCAACACCCAAGAAGTAATGCCCCTTCTTCTTGCATTGACTCTCAGAAATTTGTGAGCAATTTCCTATTCCGTCACAACATGCACCAAATTCTTTTGAAATATCATCACATTTCATATCAACACACTGGCTTCCAGTTCCACCGAATGAAGAAATTTTATTTAATGGGTTTCCAAGTTCAATACATTCATTAGCAGAAGAATTATCATAACATGTAGAAATATTTGTTTGTGTATTTGTCACACAACATGCACCATTTGCTTCATAGCAAACACTTCCAGTATTTGCTATAACTGAACCACCGCAAGTGGTCCCTGCACCAAAGTAATACCCATAGCACAAATCACTTGTGGTATAAACACAAGTTCCATCGCCAACACAACACGCACCAGTAGTTCCTGTCATCCCACTAATAAACGGATAATTTCTATTCGTACTTTTATATGTAACTTTATCAGAAATACAATGGAAAGGATCACCAGTATTTCCTTGAGAATGGTATTGAACCATGTTTCCATGCCATGCGGCGCCTTTTGGACATATTTCTTCTATACCATCACCGTCTATATCTCTAGATTCACAAGGCAACCAGAAGAAATTAATTATATCATCACCACCACTCCAACAAGGTTCTTTGTCTAAAGGCCATATAATGTTGCCTCCATCAAATCTAACTTGTTCATATCCAGAAGATGCACCAATAACTTCCATTGTAAATGCTTTACTCAAATCCCTTAAATCGTCATCTGAATTTAATACATTTCCAGTATAACCAAAAGAAGCATCACGGAATCGGAGTTGAAGTGGACCAGTATTACCATCGGTATCATCAACATCGGCAAGTTGTCTCATATCTATGATAATGTTCTTTGCTTCATTTGGATTTATGGGGCTATCAATAGGCGTAATATACATTGGGTCTTCACCATCGCCACCAACATTTTGAATATCTCCAGAAGAACTAACAATAAGATATTTTATTTTTTCTTTATAACTTTTTACTTTTGCATTCAGAGCATTATAGTTTTTACCAACACCCTCTTCCAAGTCAAAACTACTTGCAGTGTCATATGTCGCACCAGTAATACCAGAAATCCAAAGAGGATTTGTAATATTGTCATCGATAGCAACCAACTGATTGGCAGTACCACTCTGAACATCTAAATATCCAAAATTACCTCTATCATAATTAATATCAATGTTATTAAGAAATTCATTTTGAACCAAAGAAATGGCAGAACCATCATAATCACCAGTAACTTCAAGACTTCTTATAATGATAGTGTTTGGGTCAAAATTGTCATTTCTGCCTTTTCCAATAGTTTCACCGCCCAATGTAGATGAAGCATTCAAGACATCAATTAAATTATAGGTATCGCCAGTAGGTCCTTTGATTCTGGTTAAAGTAGTATAAGAACCAGTAGGTCCCTCTTGAGCATTAAATTCTGTATAAAGTTTATCATCATCTACCAGATACATCCAAGTGATGCCTGCACCACTGTATCCAGTATTTCCTATTCGTCCCTCAGCGCTCGGTCCTGTGGGGCCTGTAAAACCAGTACTACCTGTCGGGCCAGCAATTGCTGTCTGTCCGAAAGGTTTGAAATAACTACTTCCATGAATAATTGCTACCATTTATTTTACTTCTTTTCAATGCTTGAGTTTGTTGCATTTTGGTCCCCATTCACTGAAGATTTCAAAGCCGCGATGTCATCTTGCATTGTATTGAACGCATTAGCAACATCAGATACTTTCACATCGTCATTTTCCGCCACTAATGTCGTTACTGATAACTCATTTAGTTCTAAATTATTTGCTAAAGAAATTGCATGGGTGTATCTTGTTGTGCCGTTTCCAGCAATCGCATCTCTAGGATTAAACACCATAACATTCAGTGGTAATTGAGTTTCTTTAATTCCGTCTGTTACTTTTATATTAAGCCAAGTATTATTTTTTGAAAGTTTTGGCCAAGTATAACTTAATTTTTTAAATCCATTATCCGAAACCGTTAATAAACCACCATTCTTTACACTTACAAATCTACCGGCAACTATACTAGAATCAAATTTATTAAAGTATATACTATCACACAAAACATCTATATAACTTTGAGCAACATTAACTCCTTGAACTTTTCCAGTAATAAGAGTTTTTCCAGCATTCTTAATCGAAAATACAGTATCAACCATACTTCTTGATGGCGTTTCTACGGTATAAATTCTAAGAGAAGTTTGACAAAGATGCCCAACTTTATTGTAAGAGTTTATAAATGTATTTCCTTCTTCTTCATTTAAGTTGAAGGATGCTCCCAAATCAAACCATCCATCTCTATTTGGAGTTTCAAATATTTCTGGAACAAACCTCATAGAACCCGTAGGATTTTCTGAATCTTGACTAGCAACAACTTGCCCACCTGATTGATATCCAATATAGTTTACAACTTGACCTGTAAAGGGACTATCTGGTGCAACTTGATATATTGGTTTTATAACTTGCGTTGGTTCTGTTGGTGCAAGGTTTTGTAGTAATCCACCTGTTACTGCACTCAAGAAATATACATCATTGCCGCCGGCAGAACCAGTTACTCCTGCATCAACATCAACATGAGTTGCTGTAATTAATTTATCTTCTGGATAATTTATTTGACCATTTATAACAATCACAACAGAGGAATTATTTACATCTACGGTTTCAACAATACCAACCACTTCAGAGTTAGCAGGAGAGTCTGCTTTGGCTTTTATATACTTTCCATAACTAGTACTATCTGTAACATTATCATAACGAATAGCATTACCATATGTAATACCGTCTGTCATTTCTGGTGTAGTTTGTATAACACCACTTCCAGAAAAACCACTTAGTGGAAGTGTCATAAGAAGCCTTGCACCACTTCCAGAAATATCATTAATATTGACATTTCCTAAAAGGTTTGAACTATTTGAACAACTTGACATTACTTATCTCCATTATGGTTTTACATGTTTTCATCTAAATCTGCATCCGAAACACAATGAGTTGAAATTTGATCCCATAGAACTGCTCCATTTGGAACAATAAATACAACACCATCCGAATCAACATAATCTGCTCTGATAGTACCGCTTCCGCTTGGTGCAACTCTAGCAATACCGCCACCAAATGTGCCAGATGTTTTTCTTAAATCTACTCCAGCAGATCTATTATATGCATCTCCTGTTTGCCCAGACTTTGGAGAATATAGAGTAACACTTGGAGTTCCTCTCATTCTTACGGGAAATCTATACATATAATCTTTCATCAGAGTAGTTGTAAAATCAATTACCGTGTTGCTTGGCATTCTATTATCCGACATAGTTTGTGTGGCATTAGTTTCATCTAAACTATAGGTTCTTTGATAATATCTACTACATTTTTCTAATTCTTCTTCTGGATTTACTGGTTCATTAACTGTTGCAACCAATCCTCTTTCAACTTTCACTTTAGCAAGGTCTAGTGAAGTATTCAATTTTGTAACATCAAAACCAACACCAACATAATGTTTTTGTCCTGTTACCACTGATGTTACATCTGGAACTTTAAAAGAAACTTCATATTTGCTCCACAAAGTTCCTAGTGATGCAGTAGCCATATTTGTACTTGTGTGTGAAGAACCATCCCATTGGTTTACAACTAATCCCATTGTTGAACCAGTAACACCACACTTAGCATGGAACGACATAGTTACATCTTCGCCATTAATTAATCTAACATCTTCTATACGATTTTCAATATGAACAAAGTCACCATTATGACCACCAGTTCCTGCAAGTGTGTGATTACTCGCAAGATAATATTTTGGATGACCATCAACCTCATTTTGGTCTTTATCAAATTCCATTCTTTGTAAACTGAAAGTTGTTATATCCTGTCCACCACCAGAAACACCATTTCTTCTTACCCACCTATCTGCAAAGTAAGTTGTATCTGTTGCAGTATATGAACCATCGTGGCCAACACCTCTTTGCCAAACATCAAATGCACCATTAATTAATAGGTTATCATTAATTGCAGAACCATATGTGGCGCCAGATGTATCTGTGCGATACGCCCAAGATGGAGATAATGAACCAGAAGTGCTTCTGCTAGTCCCACCAGAAGTTTCTTCTCCACTTCCAGAATGGTTTTGATTTAGAATTACACCCCGTTTTGTTGAACTATTACCACTATCTGGCCATGCAACTGCAAATGGCTTGAGAACACCACCGACCGCATTTGAAGTTAATTCACCATCGGCACTAACATATAGAAGTCCTAATGATCCATCAGTAGGAATGTTGTCAACATGACCAGATGATACAATTTCAATATAGTCTGTACCATCAAGAGTAAATCGTTTTGTAATTAGACCGACCGCATCTGATACAACTCCTGTACTGGAACATTTTCTCCATTCTGTGCCATTATGTCCAACTACTACACCCCTGACCAAATCTGCTGAAGTTGTTGAAACAATAAATCTATTATTATCAATTCCACCAGTACCACCAGTACCTGTTCCTTGTAAATATTGTCCACGATAATGTAATACCACTCCTGTATCTGAAGTAAGTCCGAGTAAAACCGGCTTAGATACATGACCAGCAATTGTTGGTTCTATTGGAGTAAATCCACCACTATTTCCTGTACTTAAAAAGTAAACTGTGCCGGCAGAAAGACCAGTATTATCATCATTAGCACGAACAAAATCTCCTTGAATCTTTCCACCTGTGGTTACTTCAATATATGTGTTATCACTGTCGTATCCACTTCCATCGTATGGCCAAGTAACACCAGAAACAATCCCAAATACCTCTGCATAATCTCTGCTGTCTGCTTTGCCAAGATAATATGTTGCATCTCCAGAACAACCAGAATTTTCTGGAGATGTCCCAACACGAATTGGCATACCAAAAGTAAATCCAACAGTTCCAGTAAATCCATTATCGGGGTGAAGTTTCATTTTGACACTTGAAACTTCACCTTTACCCAAATCATAGTTTAATGTTCCACTGATGGTAACATCTTCTTCAAATGTTATTCCTTTTGGAATGCTATCTGCAAGACTTACTCTAAATGTTCCTGCTGGCAAATCAGCAGGTTTTGAACCGTCCCAATCACCACCAACTGGGTCATTAGAAGCGGTAGTCCCCAATGTTAAATTTATACCATCACCAGAAATACCATCATATACTTTTATCAAATTAAGTTTATTGATTGCAAGGGTGTTATAGTGGCTCACCCAATCTGCAAAGGTGTGATTTCCCGTTACATAGGGTATCGTATAAAGGTTGTCGTTTACATTATTTGCCATAGGTTAATATCTCTTTTATTATATATCTAGGATTTACCACTTGTATAAAAGTATGTTGTTCATATATCTGATAGTTTTTAATTTGGGGTTAATAGTACAGATGAGAGATAGTCCTTTCCATTCATCTATTCCATTTTGATTCCATCCAGACCCATCGGTTGGCCAATTATTTTGACTTGGAACACTTGCGCCAATAGCATTAATTGCATATCTACTGCCGCCACACGCAACTGGATTTGCAAATCCTGCCGCATTATCACCCAAATCTGGGTCACATGGTGTGCTTGGGTCGGTGGTTTCTGTACAACAACGATAATATAAACTTTGCATTTCAAGTCCTACAGGGATTTCAATATCTCTATCTGCAATACTTCCTGAAACATCAACATCAATTTGGAAAGATGGGTCTGGAGTAAAACCGCCCAAAGACGATTCAATCCAAATCCAGTGTTTTAGTCCACTTATTTGATTGTTTGGATCTGTTGAACTTGGATTTTGTTGAGGCAATTCAACACACCACCATCCTGGAGTAATTGTAATTTTAAGATGGCCATTACTTAAAAGTTCCACATCAACAGGATTTCTAGAATCACTGCCACTGTATGGTGATGCGAAAGGATATAGTGGTGTTGCACCTCTCCAGCCGGGACCAGATATTGCTAAATTTGAATCGTGGCCGCCACCATCAATACCACCAATACCAATTCCAGTATTATATGGTAAAGAAACATTGCCGCTTGGTACACCATCGCCTGGATGTGACTGATTGCTTCCAGCCCATAGTGGACCAGCACCAGAAGTAATCCAATTATTCATCATATTAATTGTTAAGGTTAATTGTAATTGATAATGCTCCTGTATTTCATTTAATTCAGATGCCTGTAATGGAAATCCTGGTCTAAAACCAATGAATTGATAATTCTTTGGAGTTTCACCAGTATCAAAGATTAATTCATCTTCTACACGACTATTATATGGAGTATTTAATCCACTTGCTAGTGGAAATGATGGATTTCCAGACGTTTTAATTGGTGTAATATCTCTTGGCATGGTTATAAATTCCTATAATTATTCAAAAAGCATTTCTCCAGTTCCAAGTACCATTTCTAAAACAATACTTTGATGAGAAAATGCATCTTTATGTTCAGGTTTGACATTTGTTAAACTTTGTTCTGGAAGACTGATTGTTCCTTTGGTCTGATTATATAAAACTGTTTTACGAGGATCTAACAGTTCTCCAGATGTTGGGTCGGTCGATGGTTCACTTTTTGAGGTAGTATAAATATTACCAATAGTATCGGAAAATTTTAAATCACCTTTCAATTTACTATTGGTATTTGAAGAAAATATTTCTACTTGAACTTTTGTTGTAGTTAGCGATTTTATATTTGCTAATTTTACATATGAGGTGCTTCCGCCTCCCCCTTCAGAATCTTGCTGTGCTTGAGTAACAGATATTGATAATTCTTTAGATTCTTGTGTATAAGTTTGAGACGCGTGAGACTTACTTGAAAGGATTAATCCATTTTTATCAACAGGAGTTCCACCGCCAGAAGATGCAACAGTCATCGTATTTGCAGTCGTTAATCTGGCTTTTTCTGGAACTCTAGTAGAATGAGTGAAAAAAGGCCTACCACTTTCTGTTTTTAATTGTCCAACTGCCCATCCATCAAAACTTCCCACATCTGTAATTTCTGAGATATCTCGGAATTTAATTTGCTTACGAATAATTGTTTGGGTTTTACCTACTAATAAATGCATTTCTTTGTGAAGATTGGGAACTCTAACAACATTAAACCATTCTGGCTGTGCATCAGGACAAATCTTTTTCAATTCTGTGAAATTTATTTCTGGAGTAATATTATAATTCCCAACACTTCTCAATTTGATGCCTGTAATATATGCTTCTCCCTTTTTGCCTCTAACATCTAATTCATAGACAGTATCTTTTGCACCATCGTCTTGTGGCCCAACCAATTTTATAAATTTATCTCTATCAAAATAAGCGTCAGCAATTTTTTTACTTGCTGAAGGCAAATTGGTAAACTTTTGAGTTAAATGGATAAATACCATTCCTTCATTTCTTTCCCACCAACTTGCATATTCTGCATTTTGTTTGATCTTGCTTGCTGGCGCCAAATCATTATCACTTAAAAGTCTAATAGTATCAGTATTATAAGGAACAGAACAATCACAAGGTCCACAGTTGGTAGGAGGATTATCATAATCACAATTTAAACATCTATCTCCAGTACCACCAGTAGTCCCATTAGATCCAGTAAATCGATTAAAGACATAATGCATGTCCATGGCTTTCGCTATTTCTAAACACCTATAGCATTTAGCACCCATACATTTATAATACTCTCCAGGCCCACAAGTTCTTCCCTGAATTGAATCATAGTGATGTTTATTATAATATAAACAACAAGTTCCAGTAGTTTGTTCATTTCCAGAACCACATATTCTTGTTGCTTGGCTTTTATCATTTTTAGAAACTAAGTGCAAATGTTCAGCCGCACTGTCTTCCACATTTGAAAGTTCAACATAAGAATCTGATAAAGATGAAAATCCATCAAATACTTTTCCAACAACAGCAAATACTTGACCACCATGTAATTGATGAACTCCAGTTCCCCTATTAAAATTTATATCATTTTTAAATGTACGACTATTATAATGCTCAGTATGCCACATGGCTTTGTCGTTTCCAAAAATAGCACACAATAAACCATCTTCTGTAACTACATAGGGTCTGTTGCTTAGTGTTGTTGCACTTCCATCTCCTCTAAAATATCCATATGGAGGCGAATCTGATGTGATTATTTTTTGTTGCCCGGGCGGTATTGTTACACTTCTAAAAATTTCATTTGGTTGTATTTCAAATGCCGCAACCATTGAATTTTTAAAATTCGATTCTGATTCTGGAGTATTTCCATCAACCCCCGTCTTTGCAGAATTAGTAGCAAGAATTAAAGATAATCCCTGAATATCCCTCAAGGATTTAATAGAGTTGTCTACAAGATTTGCTAATATTGGTGATCTATTTGTATGATTAGGCATTATGATTCCTTATTTGGGCAAGCATGGCAATTCTCCAGTAGTTATACATCCAGTTAAACCTAAATTTGGACTTCTTTCCAATGGGCATAACTCTATAAACTCTCCTATATATATCCCCGCAAAGGGCGCATCATGATCATCATCGCCAGAAATTCCTAAAGACCAATTTGGATAATGATGAGTAATAGCACCAAATGTAATACCATTTCCTTTGGCCGCATTTGTGACTCCGCCCCATGCGGCATAGGTTGATCCTTGTTTTTCAAAACCAAAAGATGTCCCAGCAGGAGCGGCACCTTCAATACAAATTCCACCTATTCCAATTTTATCCCATTGACTTCCATATGTCCACCCAGTAAGTCCGCCCATACTGTCTTCAGTAATACCCAAAAACATAGCATCTGGTCCATCGTATGTATGACCGCTTCCAGAACAACCAGCGCAACCATCAAGACTTCTGCTGTCTAACATCCTGTAAGGAAAATAATTCATCAATTTTGGTGTTTCGCAGAAATTAAAACCACCCCCAAAATCATCTGGTGGAATATAATCGGATTCTGTCTTTTCATAAAACCCCTTCATGCCGGCAGGATGAAGCATCTCATATAAAGCATCAAAATATATCGGCAATCCAGTTTCTTCATCAACTTGATCGACATAACTCTTAACGACATAAGAATAGTCTTGATACCAATCACTATCTTGTATTACATATCGTCCATTTAAATAACTGCCGCCTAGATGCCATACAGCATTACCAACACCTGTGCAGTATGAAACACCTTCGGCAAGGTCACAGTCCCTGTCAAATCGAATATCTTGAAGAACACCACCATAATGACCAGTCACCCCTTCATTAGTTAAAACAGTCCATCCATCAAACTTTCCGCCATTTAGACGAAGAATATCTGCTTTTGGATAAAAGAATTCTGTTCCCGGCCTTTTCTCTTGTTCTAATTGTGGACTTCCATCAGAAGAATCGGGTGGAGAAAATAAAGACGAAAAGAAATACCTATATGCACCTTCGGTACTTTTTCGTTGATAAAATCCCTGACGAATGTTTTTTATAAGTTGCCTGATGTTGTTGGTATTATCAACCCCATCGGGGCCCACTTCTGCACCAATAAACCAATTTGGGAATCCTGATGCGTACATATATGTAAAATGTTCTAAAAATTCAACTGGAGTTTCATCTATATCTACTAGATGGGTCATTCCTGTTGAATAAAAAGGAGCGGCAACTAACTCATAACCACCGAAGTTATATAACCAATCGTAATATGCTTGAGTAAATTTTATAATATTGCTTGTTGAAGGAGTCGATTCACTTTTCTCTACAATCCATCGAGGAAATATACCACGAACATCAATATATGAAGGCACTGGTACACCAGAAGAATCATAATTTTGTTCTATTTTTTCTCCGAGCAAAAGCAACATATACTGTTCGTTGCGTTTGCCCTGGTTATTATTATTACTTATCCCTCCAAAAAATCCCATTTAATATACTACTCTCTGCATGTTTAATTCTAAAAATAACTTAGAGACCATATGTTGCTTCGCATCAAATACAGAATTTCTTGGCGAACATACAACATTGAACGGTTCGGCTGCAACTCCTTTTGCAATAAATACTTCTCCTGTATTTGCATTAAATGTTCCTGCGCCTTGGAGAACACTTATAACATTATTTTCATTTTGATAAAATCCTTGTAATCTTTGAACTCCGTTTGAATCTATTGCTCCCGCAGGTCTTAATTGGATTAATTGATTTGTTGGTATATCTGCATCATCATTCCATTTTGGTCCAACCCTAAAACTTGATGTTGTCAATATATTTTCTTTTAGTGCTGTTTGAAAATTTATTTTTTTTGCATCAAAACCAATTCCCAAATCTACCTTTATTCTTAAAGAAAATGAAAAATCACTAGCACCAGATAAAATTGAATTGGACTCAACGCTGTTTATGATATTGGATATTTCCGAAGCACTAAATTTATTTTCAAATCCAGACCTATAAGAGTGTGCAACAGTACTGATAATATCACTCATTATTTCTTCTCTAGATTTAAGAGTTTTTGAAGAATCCCAAGGAACACTTCCGAGTAAAACAACATCCATATATTCTGGATTCATATATTCAGGCAAAATAGTCACACAAGTTTTTTCTTTTAATAATGCAGGAATCGTTCCTGCTAGTACTGCTTGACTTAAAACATCTGGATCATTTACAGAAACAAAAACCCTGCCAAACATTGGAGGGTCCATTTCTTCTCCGCCCCACACATTAAATACTTCATATGGGTCTGAAGAATCTCCAACAAATCCTTGTTGTGCTAATAATGCTCTACAATCTTCCACAGTAACTGCTCTATCTTGCGCTGCAAACCACTTTGGTGCAAAGAATTTAATCATATCCACATTCGGTTCATCCGAACCACCGTTGGAAAGAGAAATAGTTTCTGTTTCTGAGGCCACTTCAAGACCGTGTATTTGATAATTACCAGCGCCATTACCTGCTTTTCCACTGCTCTTTAAATATGTGACTCTTGTTAAATCATTTGGTGTTATTTGTCTTCCGACTTGAACTACAGTATTCGCACCAACATTACCACCAAATACGACAAAGAAACCCAACTCACTTCGCTCCAACCAATAAACCTTACTGGTTGAATCTAAACCAGATTGAATATTGTCTGCTTTTGACCAGACTTCCCATTCATCAGTATTTGCATTTTTTACTTCTACAGTAATAGTACTTATATCAATATCCAATCCATGAAGAAATGCTTTTTGAGTATCTTGGTCTACTAACAAAGGCAAATTTCTATTTAAAGTACTCCCCTCAATTATTTCTACTATTGCTTCGCCATCAAGATTTAAAGAATAATTTTTTGTTGTGTAAAACGAATACGGAGTCCCGTTTTCATCATATGCAGAAAATCTAGTATATGCTGGTACTATAGTCCCTTCCGCACCACCATGTCTTACCTTTGCTCTTCCCTTTGCAGAAGTTCTGCCAGGGACCACAAATCCCAATGGTTTAACTAATGATATAATAGATTCTAATCTTTGTGCAGAATCTAAAAACATTTCATTTCCAATCATATTTGCATAATACCCATAATACATGGTGTTATATGACAAAACATCTAAAAGAACTTGAGCGGCCGAACCAGAATAATCATAGTCCTTTATCGTTTCTTGTGTTTTTAAATATTCTATGATACTATCTTTTATTTCATAGAAATTTAAACTTCCTAATTTTATGACTGGTGAATCGTTTGGCATATTATCTTACCTTTGTTAATCCTATACTGATTGCATCTCTTAAAGTTTGTCCAGGGCCTGCAAGTCTCGTTACAAAATACGAAATATAAACATATAAAAGATTAATATCTGCATTATTTGCCATTGCGGCTTCTACTCCATGCCCTGGAACATATGCTGTCCTTTCCGTTACTGGAACATCATTTATTATAACATGTTCAACATTTACTCTTGGCTCATATAATTTTATTTTATCCCTAATATCTAATGATTGTATGGCAGCCAAGTGAGGGTCATAATTTTCAAACAAAGAGTCATTAATATCTGTTCCAAAGTTTCTATTAAATGGTTTTTCTCCAGGAATAGTAAGAAGTAAATTCACCAAAGATTGTCTTATAGAATAGACATCTTTTACCACTCCAATATCGTTAGTAAATCTATTTTTCGCGAAATTAATTTCTACATCTGAATGTACATTTGAGAGTGCCATTATATGTTCTCCTATAGTAAGAATGACTCTTTGTATGTATAATATAAATGGTAAATGTTCATTTTTTATCTTTCTGTTAAATCCAAGATTTTATTAAGTCCCATATAGATTCCCACAATTTTGGTTCTTCGTCTGGGTCAAAAACTGTTGTATCTCTTATTAAATCTACCATCATTCCATGAGCAACAGGAAACGCACCTATACTGTGGGTAATAGATGCAACCAACCACCTACCACCAATTTTTTTTGGACCGATTGTACCTTCTCCTCCTTCTTTTAATTCATTTATAAAAATCATAGTACCAGGTCTCAAAGTTAAATCCCCAGAAATGGTCATCTGTGCTTTTTGAGAAGTTATAAGTTGCATTTGTGCATTTCTTAGTAATGGTTGTTCGTCTGGAGTATCCCAATATGTGGAATATGTTCTGGTATATTCAAGATAATCTTTAAACTTTGGACCTATACAAGGACAATTACAACTACTCGGATGTTCTGTCTCACTCCACAAACATCCCAACCAATCTTCATCAAGATGCTCTTTGATTAAATCACATTCCTTGATGGCTCTCTCTGCTCTTTTAAGGTTTTTCTCTGTTGGTTCTTTGAGATGAGAAGAAGTGATGGTAGTCTCGTCTTCCCCAATAATAGAATTCCAAAAAGTAACTGCACTAGACCATATCGAATTGGTAATATCACCAATCGGGCCTCCTATATCAATTGGTGTCTGGTCTATGCCAGTTATTTCTTCATTGATTCTATTTACTTCTTCATCCGAATCTGGTTTTAATTCTTGACAAGGGCAATTACATAACGGATCATCTTCTGGGCAACTAGAATTATCTACTGGACCATTTGGATTTGCACAAGGATATTCATCAACCACTCCCTTGTGGGAATGAGTTATTTTTTTGCTATAAGCCCACGAACTATTAGCAAATTCTGTTAATCTTGATACTAGTTGTTTCTTATTCATTAGAATCTCTTTATTTTATATGTATATCCTACGGACACGGACATAAATCTGGAGGACACGGCGAATTACCCCAAACACCACAAAATGCCTGACATATCAATTGATTATATTCACCACAAGGCATAAGTAAACAACTCTCGTCCCCTGAATTATTTTCATTACACCCGCCATTATCACAATGGGGAGGACTATTTCCAAAATAACAGCAACAAAATGGTTCATCACAATCTCCCAAGTAACACGCATTATCTGAAGGCTCTGGGAAATCATCACACGAATATGGTGTTCCAAAAATGTCACAAACTCCTGATTTAATTCCTCCCCACCAAAAATCATAATTTTTGCAAACCTGTTCTGAACCACCACTTTCAATACACAATTCTTTACAATAGTCTCTACAAGCGTGTCTCCTACACACTGTCTCATTACTCGATTCATCGCAAGCAGGTAAAGTTGTTACGGTACACTCATGTACAACCTCTGCGTAGCCACAATCTTGACCTTCTTCTTCAACACAGTATCCATAATTGCAAACACACTCAAAATCTGCCGGCGCGCCACACCCACTTTCTTTGCATTCGTGATATCCATCAGATCCTGGAGAGTCTATTGAACTTCTTGGCCAAAATATTCCACCTGCAATAGATTCACACTGTTCTTTTGTAATTCCAACATAAGTTCCAACACTGCCATCAGGAATTCCTTCACCGCACGATCCCTCAACACCAGTCAGACAGCAGGTGGTTGGTGGGAAGCACAAATTCGCTGGGCCATCTGCATTATGCCGCGGGCATCCATAGACATGCCCCGCCCAGATACTATCGCGGCCTAAGCATATACCATGCTCCTCTAGTATTACATAAGACGGTGTGCCGTACGGAACACAGCAATGTCCTAACTCTTCTATACAATCAGCACATTCTCCATCTTCACAACATTGTTCTCCTTCACAATCTTCATCGGTACAACATTCTCTTTCTATACATTCCCCATCTTCACAACATTCACCATCCAAACAATCACTATCTGTATCACATTCTGGACATTCACAAGAATCACAGTCTTGATTTTCTTTCCAAGTGTATCCAGGTTGTTGGCAACATTCCCATTCATACATCTCACCCAAACATTCACATTCACACGGTTCATCAGCATAACATGGAGATTCTGGGTCTGGAATTTCATTACACCATACTCCCTCATGAAAAACTGCATTTGGAGGACTATTGACTCCTTCGCATTCGTATTGAGTCATTATCTGACAGTTCCAATTGGAAAAACCACCCCAACAACATGCGCCCTTTGGTGAACAGCAACCACCACAACGACATCGACATCTTCCTTCGGAATCTGGATACGGGTCATCGTGTGTCCAGTCTTCATTTGGACAAATGCAAGTTCTTGATTCACTATCCCATTGTCCACATTTGAAACAAGTATCCCCATAGTTCCTAACTCTTCCTGGCATCCATTCCCCCGCAACCTCAGTACAATCCTGCTCGTTATAAATTCCGTAATCATTACAAGGAGGACTTTTGGGAGTTGGTGGTTCACAAACAGCAACACAAGCACCAAGTACACCATCGTTTCCAACAGGAATACAACATCTATCATAACAACTACACCAGATACTATCTGGGTCTGTACAACAGATATGATTGGGATTATCTGGTGGACAACATGCATCATTAGGTCCATCTGGATAACACCATGCATCCCATCCACCAATGGGTTCATCTAAGTTAGAATTACCATTATTTCCACCACCACCAGAAACTAGTTGTCCAGTGCATCTACAACAAGAACCTGTTGGCATAGGTTCACACGGTTCTTCTAATTCCTCACATGATGGACAACACCAATCTTGTGTATTAGCAGTATTGTTGTTATTGCAAACTTCGTCTGCACATCTTCCTCTCCATATTCCGTGTGCTTCCGTACATTGCCAAACATTTAGATTTTGACAAGTTCCATCTGGTAAACAGCAGGCCGCAGTAGGAACACATTCATTATTTTGATAGTCTGGACCCATGTTATCCCAAAATTCTGGGCCTTCACACTCAGTGGGTTCATAACCTTCTTCAATTAAAAACTCTTCACAAAGGAATTTCCAAAAATCATTATTGCAATGCCTTAATTTATTTTCTTCTGGTGTTAATCCGTTATTAATAAGTTCATATTCTGATATTGGTACTTGCGTTGCAGTCATTCCCCAAACATTACTGTCATAAACAACAATAACTGCGCCTTTACCATTTTGTTTATATACAACTGTACAATCTTTAGAATCGCAACTGCCAACAAGTCCCTTTCCTTTGTTTCTTGGAACTAATCCAGTTGCATCAATTGTTTTAAATGGAAGTGGTAAATTTGGTGTTGGTCCTATATCGACTCCAAAGATTTCCAAATAATATTGTACAATGTCTAAAATTCCTTCGGGAAAAATATCTGGTGGTGAAGGAAGACCAAGGCTTGCAAGAAGATCTGCTAACCATAAACTACCATCAATTTCTTTTATGAATGGTTTTTTAGTTTTTTGACAACAAGTAAGATTGCCTTCATTTTCAAGAATTTCAACCTCATTTATTAGTTCGTTATTAAAATCAAAGAACTTTTCTGGTTCAGTAATTTCTTCATCACTTTCATCAGCGCAAAATTCTGCAAACAGTTTTAATCTTTCTGATATTTCCTGACCAGTAAAACTTTGTGATTCATATTCTTCTACTACATTTTCTACATCACATGGAATGTTACACCCAGCAGATTGATAAAAAGGCTCAGGTCTATCAAATATTAATGATTCATCCGTACACTCTTTTGCTTCTCCCATAACAACTAACTTGCCACCAGATTGAACCCATTCTCTTACCCATTGCCAGTTGCCAAAATCTTCATCTGGTTCTGGTGGGACGGTTGCTACTTTAGCACCACACTCAAGTCCAAATGTATGATAGTTACCAATATTACCCGTAAAAGCAATTTTATGACACCCAACATTTTCTTCAGTGCAGTGCATAGTACAATTGCCTCTTGGAACAAGAGGACTCTGATAATACTGTATCCATTCTGCAAATACTTGTGGTGACCACGGAAGAAATCCCATAGGAGATGCGAACTGATAATAATCTGGTGGGGCCATGTCTGGTAGGCATGGGTCATATTCCGCACAAACATTAGAAGACCAACAAGAATTACCAATAAACAAATCATCAAGTTCCCCAGGCATAGGAGCGACCTCTTCCGCCAATGAATCAGTATATGAAGATTCTCCAATTGCACAAACAGGGCAAGTTCCTTGTGTTCCAAATTCATAAAAGAACTCATTAGAATTACAAGGATTATCACTACATCCACAACAACATGTTCTATGAGTACTCATTATTCAATACAGTCGCATAATCCATCATGTGCATTTGGAACATCAAAGAAAAATATTTCTTCTAGTTCAGAATCTTGTTCAGTTTGTTCTTCATCTTCATCGCCATTAAGTGGAACTCCTAAGATGCCTGAAACCCAATCTTCCCACCATTCTAAAAGTGAAATGTCTTCATCTTCTTCCTCTACTGTAGAACCAAGAGGAGAAATAAATTCCAGCATATAAGAAGGAATTCGATTCATTTGCACAATGTGTTTATGAAAATGTATTTTATCTTCGTGGTCTTCGGCACATGGGTCTTCTCCAACTTTAAAATAACCACCAACTGGCATCATTTGATATGATTCTGGATAATCATTAAAATCTTTATCTGCAACATTAATTCCTGGACCAACAAATATATTATCATCTTCTTTTACATTCATTAGTTCGTTAAGATTCCACGCACTTCCCAAATCTGATGGCTGGTCAGCACCGTTTTCTTCTTCATCAACAGGCCCGCCTCGCAATCCATTTGGAACAACCACCACAGAAATTGGTGCTTCTTCGTTTGTTAAAATTTCTGGTTCTACCCCATCAGGCCATTCGTTGATAGCGTCTGAAGGCCATAACTCAACCTCTCTCCATGTATATTCATATATCCCACCGCTGTTCGCTTCTCCACCATCGTCAGATATAAGTCTTGCATCATCAATAACTGCAAAGAATTGCATCTTCGTGTCTTGCTTTTCACAGCAAATTGAATGACGATATACATTCCATTTCTCTTTAAGGTTCTGTAGGTGAAGATACCTTGCATAATTTTCTTTTGTTGGCTCAATAATATTTTTATATATTTTTTCTAATTGGCTTATTTTTAAATCTGTTTGGTCAAGTACAGTTTGCCACATTACATTATTTTGTTTTCCCATTTTTCCATTTTCAATTCTGCTTGACAAATAATCATACTTATTTGGAGTTTCGTCATTAAATGCAGAACCAAAATATCCATAGATGTCGTTCTTTTTTAATCTTCTGGTTTTGTTTGGAGAATCTTTATCATTCTCTGTTTTTATTTTAGAAGGAAGAAGTTTATAGGTTTCCACAGTTTCCCATAAACATTCGTCTGGATTAGGCCAAACATCTTGATACGAATAGTTAATAAATTTAGTTTTTATTGAAGAAGAAGTATCAAGATAGTTATGATAGGGATCATCATAATTTGGTTTTATATATTCATAATATGAAGAATATGCTCCATTTTGCCACAAACCTAAATGATTAGTTTCCCGATTTCCAGACAATTCAAATAGTCTTGGATCTCCCTTATCCTTTACAAATGATTTTTTAGAAGTTGCGGCCGGTCCTTTTGCATAAACATATGGAGTTTTCAGTGTATAGGTAATTTGAGATGATTTTAAAATATTATTTTTATTTTCTTTAATCATTTTTGCAACGGATTTAAAATGCCACCCATCGAAATCGTTCCAGAATAAAAAATTAGCGTGTTTTTGATCTTTATCAAGAGAGTTTTCTGCTAAATTAGACATCAATTGCATTAATGGCATTTGATTAGGCAATTTGCCCCACGGATACATGTTTTGATTTGCCTTTAACCAAATGGAATTATGAGTTCCTTCAATTTCCATAGGGTTCTCAACATGCCATTTTCCACCATTAAAATATTTCGGTGCAAGGGTATTGACCAATCCCTCTTTCTCCTCTTCCTCCTCTTCCTCAAATAATCCTTCAACAATATCCCCAGCAACACCCAATAAACCACCTAGTTGCGGGCCTTCTTCTTCACCACCGCCTTCACCACTAGTAGCAATTTTTAAAAATCTATCTTTGTTCATGAATTCTGCATTTTGTTCTTGAGTTAAAATATCCATATTATAGTATAAACTTTCACAAGAAACCAGTTTAATTTTATAATAGTTTCTTGTAAGATTTTCTCCCATGATGCCACTCAACTCTGCAACATTGTCTATCCTATTACATTCACTAACACAAAGTTCTAATGTTACATCGGAGTCAGGAACGGTTGGAGTATTCATTTCTATGTGTAAAATTTCATTCTGGCCAGTCATTACAAAATCGTCAATCATATGGCCTGGTTCTCTAATAACCAGAGAACCTACGATTGTTGATTCTAGAGGCAAGATGCTTTCTTTTATTGTAAATTGATGGATTGCATCCCCGATTTTTTCAGTTTTCTCTCCATATAATTCTATTTCACCTTCACCGTCTAATTTTTTTACAGAAAGTTTCTTAATAGAAATTCTAAATGAATCATCTTGTGTAAAGACCATACTATTATCCTAATGTTATATATCTTGTTGTTCCTGGTGGAACATTTTTTCCTATAAGAGAATTAAATTCCAAAATAACCCCTTTTACTATTTCTGGGTTAAGAACTTTAATTTTTCTCCTATTATCATTATCACGAATAAGTGCCGCACCTCTACTTACTGCCTTAATGGAAGTATTAGAAGTTTCTGGAAAACCGTCTGTAGTGTCAGTAACCCATTGGTATAAAAGAGTAGCAGTGAGACCGCATAGATTTCCTTCTGGAACATAAAAATCTCCACTAACTCCTCTTGGAGAGTTCCCATCAATCATAGAATATGGATTTACTGGATTATCATTAGATTCAAAAAATCCAAGACTGCTTTTTATAGTTGTTGCTCTACGAATAGAAGAAAATGTAAAGCCCGCAGTTGCACAATATGGTCCAGTTCCTAAACCACCCTCATACCCTACTGGTGTACATCCAGTTTGTCCTACTCCCTGTATAGCACATGCCGTTAAGCCAAACCCATCAATCTTTTTATATCCTTCTGCGGTTTCACGATAAATATAAAACTCATCAGACCCATTAAATGTTCCACTGGAATTATTAGACTTTACATCTATCTTGTGGTGGAAGGGATCCCAATCGGCAATTTTACCCCATGTGTTTATATCTAATGAACCATCTTGTGATGTATCTCTTTTTACAATAACATCATCTTTATGAATATCTAGATGTTCCATTATATAAAGACTTTGGCCTTCTAAAAACTCATTAAATAATCTATCAAGTTCAGTAGTACCTTTTACCCACCGTTTATCTACATCTAAAATATCATTTGCTAATAACACTATCCACCATAAACTAGTATCACCATACACATTAAAGGAAACTTGTTCTGGAGTATCTCCATCGTTTACTATGTGAAAATTATAATTACTTGGATTATCTAGTGTTTGCCTTTTAATTTTTACTCTACGAAAAATGTCTTGCATTTGAAGAGAAATAGTTCCATCCGCAGTAGTAAAATCATAATTGAGTTTTGGAAAATTATCAAAATACATTTATTTTTCCTATTATAGTGGTGAAAATGGACCACCCTCTCCAGCATATCCAGGACTGTCTTTGTCCGTTGCGAATGAGTATGGAATAATGTGTGTCCAGTTTTGGTTTGCAACAACTTGTGCAACTTCCATAAAACTTAATGACAATGATGTTACTAATGGAAATCCATTTGCCGCTTTCACCATTGTGCCATCTGTTGATTTTGTTGGTGAAATTTCTGCTCTTACTAGAACAGATAAGAATTGATCCATATGCCATCTCCATAGTCCAGGTCTCGCTTGTGGGCCTTCGTTCAAGTTTTCAGCCGCGTCATCGCCACCCCTTGAATCTGTAGAGCCAAACCCACCTATGATGGCTCCAGCAAGACCGAACATCGATAACCCACTGGCCATCCCCATCATAGAGAAACCACCACCATCAGGTTGGCCCGAATTTGGACTTCCAAAATCTTCAAATGCGGGCGCTAATTTATTATTTGATTTGTCTGGTTGAAGAAAAGTAACATTCCACATCGGCGGCGGCATAACTTGTTCATTACCAACCAAATCCATCCCACCTTTGCCTGCTTTTCCAATTCTACCATAAACAGATGCTTGAAATGCCCTGCATATTTCTGCAATTTCTTGACCATCTTTTTCTTCTCGATTCACTAAATTCCAACTATAATGTCTTTGTCGCAATGTCGGTTGCTTATATCCGGCCATACTTAATTCCATTTGAACTTGATCAACCGCAGGACTAGGAACAAATGAACCTGCGACCCGCTTGATAAATTCTGAAGCGCCAGTATCAGCATCAGTATATCCCCAAAAACCATCATTATCCCCACTATCCCAAACTGAAGATTCTGAACTTACAACATTTGTATATGGAAGGGATATGTCGTGAACACTGCCAGCATCTCCAGTAGTTTCCGCTTGGTCGTCTAGTGTATTTTCAAAAGGTCTGGCCTTGAAGTTTAAAAAACCTCCAAGATTTTCTTCTGTTGTGAAGTCCCCTCCCGTGGGATACGATAGTTGTGCCATTTATTAATGCTCCTATTATGTAATATTTATAAGAGATTTGTGATATAAATACTTTAGCGGACAATTATATGCCTTATAAAACTAAATACAAACCCAAAAATGTGGAAAAATATATTGGAAATCCCAACAATATAATATGTAGGTCGTTATGGGAAAGAAGAGTATGTCGTTATTTGGACGAAAATGTAAATGTTCAGAAATGGGGAAGTGAAGAAATAATAATTCCGTATTATTCCCCAGTAGACAGAAAAAATCATAAATATTTTCCAGATTTTATTGTAAAGATGAAAAACGAAGATGGTTCTTTTAAAACTGTAGTAATAGAAGTAAAACCAAAAAAACAGACAATTCCACCCAAGAAGCCGAAAAGAAAAACCAAAAACTATATCAATGAATGTATCAGATACACCATAAATCACGAAAAATGGGAATCTGCAAAAGAATTTTGTAAAAAACGAAAATGGAAGTTTATAATTTTAACAGAAGACGATATTCTTCCATAAATATAATATAGGAAACATACAGAAAGAAGATATAATTATGCCGATAACATCCACACTACAACAACAGGGACATCACAGAACTATAAATGAATTTAAAAAGATGTTCAAAAATTTTGCATCTCCAGCCAGATATGCTGTAGATTTTTTCGGTGGCTCCCAAGTATTTCCAGAAAGTATAACACTTCCGGCAAGAGGATTCTCCTTTTTTACAGATGCACAATATGGTGCTATTAGGCAATATCCATACCGAAGACAATTTAATACAGAAATTGTAATGACTATTCCTGTGTCTGAAGACCAAAGCCAAAGAAAATTTTTTGAAAATTGGATGAATGGGTTAATTCCAAGTAACGAAGTCGCGATACCAGTGAATACAAGTCCCAACACTGTTAATATGACAATTTCTTGCTTAGACCACTTTGATGTGCCTCAAGGAACATTTTCTCTGTATGGAGCATTTCCAAGTTCTATTATACCATCAAATTATGGATATGGTATGCTAAACGAAACTGCAAAACTACAGGTAACAATAACTTATCGTAAATATGACTACAAATAATAAAGGATTTATAATATGAGTATAGTAGATATTTTAAAAGAAGCGACTCCAAAATATGAATTGATATTACCTTCAACTGGAGAAAGCAAAACATTTAGACCATTTTTGGTAAAAGAAGAAAAGATTCTATTAATGGCAAAAGAATCATCTGACGAATCATCAATAATGAATGCCATTAAGCAATTAATCGGTGCATGTTTTGATGATATTGATAACCTTGAAGATTTGCCTATGTTTGATGTTGAATACATGTATCTTCAATTAAGAGCAAAATCTATTGGGGAAATATTAAACCCAACTATTATTTGCCCAGAAACACAAGAGAGAATACAAAAAGAAATAAACATTGAAGATATTACAGTACAAAAGGATAAGGAACACACAAACGAGATTCAAATATCAGACGATATCGTTGTCACAATGAAATACCCTTCACTTCATATGATGGAAGAAATCCAACATACTAAACCAAAAAATGAAGAATATACCGTTCCTCTGTTTTATGTGATTATTAATACTATTGATAAAATTGAAACTAAAGAAGAAACTTTAGATTGTAGTATAATTCCAAGAACAGAATTGGAAGACTTTGTAAATAATCTTACTAAAGGCCAGTATGAAAAGATAATTCAATTTTATTCAACTGCTCCGAAAGTAGAATATAATTTAGAATATGAAACATCAGATGGAGAAACGAGGGAAATTACACTTAAAGGGCTTCTGGATTTTTTCAAATAGGGCTCAGCCATCTGAGCCTAGTAGGATATTACACCTTAAACTTTCAACTAATGCAACATCACAAATATAGTTTAACAGAATTAGAATCAATGATTCCTTGGGAAAAAGAAATCTATGTTGCACAATTGATAGAGTATATTGCGGTAGAAAACGAAAAAATAAGAGATAAGATGGCAGAAAGAAACGCAAAAGGATAAATAATATATGGCGCTTCCAGAAATAGCACTATCGGCTTTAGGATTGTCACCACCAATGGGTGGAATGGGTGGAATAGGCAATAAACTTGGTAGCATTTTTGGTGGTGGAAACAATATAGAACAACCTCCCAAACCCAAAGAATCTCAAAGTCTACTTAGTAAGGGCGTAGATGCTCTTTTTGGTGATGACTCTAAGAAGTTTGAAAAATTAGAAATTGAAAAATTAGAAATTGACAGCGCCAAAATCGGAAAACTTATAATAGAAAGTATGACCGAACAAAAGGGCGACTTTGAAGAGTTAGAGGATTCTAAATTATCAGAAGAAGGAATGCAAAAAACAGTTCCTCAATCAGAAGAAGAAGGAATGCAAAAAACAATTCCTCAAGAGGAAAGTGAATCCATAATAGACCCCTTACAAGGAATATCAGATACCAATAATGAAGTAACTGAAATACTGGGTGGAAGTTCCGCAACTGGTGGGGGTGTTGGTGATATATCTTTTGATACAGAAACAATTTCAGGACAATTGGGCGATATAGACAATACTCTTAATAAACCAGAAGACCCCATTGATTTTGCATTGTTTGAAGATTTGCTTGGAGGCGATAGAGGATGGATTGACCAAATAGTTGATGGAATACTTAAACCGTTTAGTATGCTGTGGGGAACAATTACAGATATTGCAAAGGGTGCTTGGACAGTAATAACAGATGCCGTAATTGGATTATGGACAGGCGTAACAGATATCGTAAGTGGAGCATGGACAGGCATAAAAGATATCGCAAGTGGAGTATGGGAAGCAGGAAAAGATGTTATGTCTGGCCTTGATAAATCTGCTAGAGCATGGGCTGAAACTAGTGCAACCATAGCCACTGAGATAGCAGAATCAGTTGCAAGAATAGGTATTGAAATTGGACAAGCGATAAGTGGAGAGTTGCAAGCATGGGCTGATACAATGACCGATAATTTAGTAAAAGTTACCGACCAAATCGGTGGTTTTATGCAGGGTGTTAGTGAAGAAGGAAGAGGTTGGATGGATTCCATTAGTGGCGGGATTTCAGGTATTATTCACGGCGAAGGTGACACAACTATAAACATGGAAACAGGCGAACTTATATCCGCACTTGAAAAGTCAACGGAAATAATATACGGTTGCTTGATTGACATAAAAGGAATACTTTTAGATTGTTGTGGTATGGCCCCAAACCTTGCACTTGAAGAAGAAGAGCCTGCGGCCGCAATAGTAGAAGAAAGTACCGCATCCGAAGAAGCAAAGATGCTTGAATCAAATGCCAAATTAAAAGCACAAGAACAAGAATCAACTTCTGGACTTCAGGGAGAAAGAAATACATCTGGCGCATTCACAAGACCACCACAAAAACGAGGACCATATCCGCCCAGTCACCCAACCATGGCCAGCGGTAATAACAGAGAACGATATACACATGTTCCTCCTCCTATGATTGCCCCCAGTACAAGAAATTTAAATGAATTTGCAACATACCAAATCATACCTCAGTGGCAAAGAATGCTTGGATAAAAGAAAAGGAGTCCCGAAGGACTCCTTTTTCAATAGAAGATGAAATCAAATTACTCGTTCGCTAATTTTTCAAAATATGATAGAGCATCTGTATCTTCTTCCGTACTACTTTCACCAAATGCTTTTTCTGCGGCTTCTGAACCACCATCACTAACTGTTTCGGCAGTAGAAGTTTTTTCTGGAGTTGTTTCACGAATATCAGCACCAAGAACAGCATCTCGTTTTGTCTTTAATTCGTCATATGACTTAAAGTTTTTAGGGTCTGTAAATTCAGAAAGTGCATATTGAGTCTTCCAAAGTTCTTCTAACTTCGCATCATCACCATCAAGCAATGCGGAAGTAGATTCAAATTCACTCTTATCATAGTTGATAAAACCTGCAACCTTACGAACCTTCAGTTTGAAGTTTGCACCTTCCCAAAAATCAAATGGATTCACTGGTGTTTCATCATCAAATTCTGGGTTCATTGCTTCATTAATTTTATCAAAAATCTTCTTACCGAATTTGTAAAGGAATACCTTACCTTCGTTTTGAGGATTGGCAGGGTCACTTACAACCATAATGTTTGAAGTGTAGTGCAAACGGCGTTTACGACTCCTTGCAATATCCTTATCCTTTTCAATTCCACTATTCCAGAGTTCACTGTTTGCTTCGCATATAGGGCACTTTTGACCAATAGTTGTAGGACAATTCTCAATAAACCATCCACCTTTGCCTTGGAAACCATGCGAATAATACTTTGCCCATGGCAAGTCTTCACCGTCTGGTGCGGGAAGGAATCTAATTACAGCATAACCGTTACTGGACTTGTCCAACTCTGGACGCCAGAAACGGTCATCGGTGTATGATTCTTTCTTGTTTGTTTCTTCAATCTTCTTAGTCAATTCATTAATACTTGACTGAGAACGCTTCTTAAAATCTGCAAATGACATATAAAATGCTCCTTATTTTGCTACTCACGGAACTACCGTGTTCTAATACTCGATTGGGAACTACCCAACCACAATTACTATATGTATATAATACTACAAACCTACTAATAGTCAAACATTAAATTGGAAGTTTTGCAGTATTTTCTTTCAATAGATTGATATCTACACCTTCTATTGCCACTTTTTCGATGATGGGTTTAGTAAGGAATTTAGCGGCTATTTGAGGTTCTATTTCAAAGTTCTCACACATGGTGAGAATGGCATCAATATATGTTCCGCCATTATTCTCAACATATTTTTCTACATCCCTTGCAAAATCCGTCTGAATGTCTTTGTCAAATAGCATTTTTAATAAATCCTCCTTCATAAAATATTAACTAAGCATTTACTGCACATTATTTTCTATATATAGTATAGCAAAAAAGAGATTTTAATCAACTAATTTTTGGAGATTTTATAAACTATGTCACACTCAGGCGGCGACCAAACATCTAACATCACTGTTGACATTACAGGCAATACTGCAAGTATAGCAACAGACTTTGGCACAGATGGGATAGGATTATCCCATGCACACATTAATGTAGTAAAACCCGTATGGGGAGATGAAACAGAATCAAAAAGAGTGACTCTAACTGACCCACTGCCAATACAATTCGCAGGACAAACAGAAACAACTACAATAACAGGTACAATAAACGGTGGAGAAACTGGATTTTTTGCTATAAGAAACTATGGCCAAGACGGTTCTGGCTCTTCTACTGAATTACATTATATCGCAGTTGCTGGTTCAACGAATGGCACAGACCATGTTGGAATTACAGGACAAATTCAAGGATTCCCAGGCGGGAATCCCGTTGCTGTTACTGGTGATATTATTGTTAGAGGAAACGGTAATATAATGCAACAATCAGGCATTGCCGTACAGGGAACAAGTGCAGGGGTGACCGCAGAAGTTCAAGGAGAAATATATCCTGGATATGGATTTGGAGTTCCAATTGCTGTTACTGGTGGTAGAAGATTGGGAAGATTTACAGACAGCATTGAAGTCTTTGGTTCGGTGCATAACACGGGTGGCCGAGAACTTGGGGCTGCAACGGATTCAGTTTCTTGCTATGGGTTTGACCAAGGTGAAAAGGTATATACAAGAATATATGCAAGTGATGGTAATACATTAGGGCATTCTGGAGATGCATTAAATGTTGCAATAACGAATGCAGGATTCAGTGCCACAGTAAATGTATCCAGTGTTCATGGTGTGACAAACTCCTCTGAACCGCCACTAAGGATTCAAGGATTCACAGCAGGTGGTGGTGACCCAGTGACCGTCAGAGGTGAGAATGATGGCGCATTAGAAGTTACTGCAACTTCCGCATTAAGCACCACCGTTTCTAATACCGTTACTATTGATGATGATGCTATTATTGATTCGTTAGAAAATAGTTCCAAACCTCTTATTAGCACATTAGATGATGTCAAAACGAATACATCTGCAATATCAAGTATCCGAGCAGATATTAATAGTGGTAATGTAAAAGCAACTATTTCTGCGATAAACAGGCCCAGCGATTTAAGGTCTGGCCGCAAACAAGTTACCACAACAACACAACAACTACACACCAATTTAGAAATGAGAACTGGTGTTACAATTAAAGCCATGGGAAATGAAAATGTTCTTGTGGGCAATACGGGACTTCTTAACAGTGTTGAAAACGGTTATTTGTTAGAGCCAGGAGAATCTATATTCCTTGAAATCAACAATCTAAATAAGATTTATGTAAGAGCGGCTGGTACTGCCGGTAGCGCAGAAGTATACTATATCGGCACATAAAATATGTCATTTAATTCTTCACGGAAAGTAAGAAACACAAAGAAGAACTCCATTTATCGAGAAGTTGGAAGTGGAAGATTCATCGCAATTCATCTTATTGATGAACTTGAAGACATCATCGACACATCTGAAGCATATATGACCGACCCAACAGTTGTTTTTAATAAAGATAACACCAAAGTTATTTTTTACTACAACACCAAAGATACAAATGAAATTGAAGAAATGGAAACTCTCTTTAAAAGAACCGTTAAAAGAGGAAGTACTATTACTTTATCTGATGCTTTTTACTTAGACGAATCTTCTGGCGATGATACAAAATACGATTTAAGCGGAACATACAAATTTGAAAAATATGACTCCGAAACAAAAACTATTATCGCTGTTCCTATAAGCATAAACAGTCAAAGTTCAACTTATAGGAAATATGATTCTAGGTATTGGTTGGGTTCTTTATTGTGGACTACAGCAGACGAGATAGTCACCACAAAAATATCACACGAAATAGTTAATTTCTTAGGAAATAATACAGAGCATTCTTTTTCTTCTGTTTTTGGAGAAATACTAGAAAACGACAAAGTTGAAATTGCCGGCATAGGCACATATACGGTCAAAGAGTTTAAAGTTGACACAGACGAAGGATGGGAACGAATAGTTGTTAAAGAAGCAATCCCAGAAATAGATTTACTAGGAGACCTGACCCATATATCTATTATTCGTTCAGATAGAAACCAACCCAAACAGCCAAATGTTGGGACTATTCCATCACAATATTCATTAAATATTCAAACATCAACTGTTGAAAAAATGGTTTCTGCATTTTCAAACCTAACAATAAATCCAGTTGATGGAAAGGTATCAAGAAAAATAGATACGGGAGTTAGCCAGACAGATATCCAAACTATTCCCAATTCTCCTTCACCAATCCCAATAGATGCCACATGGGGAAGCATCCATCTTGAATGGTTTATATGGTTTATTGAAGTGGGAGTTCCTTTTGTAGTAGCGTCCAATAATCAAGACCCAATAGAATCCCTAGATTGGCGAAGATTAGGATTTCCGCAATCAGTTCAAAATGCATGGAACATTCTAACAAATCAATTTGGATACCAATGGAACATAGATACCCTAAATGAATTGTTGGCTATGTGGGGCTCTGGTGGAGTCGCTGCAAGTCGTAGCGCGCCCACCAGTGGAATAACATTCCACTCATGTTGTGATTCCAGTGTTCCTAATTATTGTGGAGAGGGTATACCAAAGTGTAGAAATGTCAGAGTTCCAAGAGGTGGGTCTTTTAGAAGAAATCCATGCTGGGCAAACGAAACATATAGAGCGGGACCATGTTCAAATTCAGGCGGAAGAAGATGTTGCAACTCATCTTTGCCTGGTTGGGGCGACACAAAAAGAGTTAGTGAATATTCAGAAGAAGAATGTATTGCTGACCCCAACACACATTGGATGGGGTCATCTGCAACTGGTTATTGTATGGAAGGTGCTGAACACCCACAACAACTACAATCAACCGCAATACCAAGAAACCTCTTCAATACCAGAAGACCTAATAATATGGGATATTAATCTTGTAAGAAGGTTGATTCTGTTGGGTCAGTTTCGTATAACATTCTAGAAACTTCACTCACAGAATGCCAATCTGTTGAACCATCTTCAAATTGAATTTTTACTGATTCAGTAGTACCATCTTCTGTGCTTTCTGCGGCATCAACAACCTTCCCCATCTTTTGACTGTCACGATGTACCACACTTTCACCTAAATCATATGTTTCACTCATTGGAGTACTCCTTCTTCTTTATCTATATGTGTAGTATAACACAGACGGAAGGGATGTCAATTACAAAGTGTGCATAAAGTACATTATAGTTCCGATGCCAATTATACACTCAAGAGTAATCATGGCAATAGAAATCAACTTTACTCGGCGTTGTCTTTGGCGTTCTCTGATTGTTGCCGGTGTTTCTTTTTTTCTCGTAGATATTTCTAAATGGCTTAGTCATCTTTATTTTCCATTAAGTGTTTTGCCCATTTACCAAAGAAGGTTTGAGGTTCTTCCCTCAAACCCTTTTTGGCTTGTCTTCTGTTCTTCTTTGGGTCTTTACCTAATTTTGCATCCCAAGTTTTGGCTCTGTTCTTGGGTCTTCCGAACATATCTCTGTCTGTTTCTTTTTTCTTTTTCATATTTTCTCCAACACACCTGGCAGGAATCGAACCTGCGTGTATCAGTTTAGAAAACTGATGCGTTATCCACTACGCTACAGGTGCAGACAATTATTTTATCCTTGCACCATTTCCTCTTTTAGATGTTCGTGATGGTGGATTACCTTTCTTACGAAAGATTTTTGATGTTCTAGGTTTACCTACCTTTACCCGATTTGCGATTGACGGGTCGTACCCGATTTTTTTCTTTGCCATTATTAAATCTTCGCACCATTAAATTTTAAACTAGAAGGTGTTTCAATCTTACCTTTTGGAACAACCAAACCCGAACCAAATGCTTCTTCGTATTGTGCTGCCATTTCTTCCATTGGGTCTACAACAAACACAACATAGGCAGAGAGAATTTCAATACCATCTTTAATGTCTACATAAGGCAACCACTGACCAAATGCGAGTTGGTCTTTTCCTGTTGCAATCAAGATTGCTGGCTTCTTCAAGATGTAACTAATGTCATCTACTTTTTCTACCTTTGCAATCAATTCTTCACCTGATGTTAATCGTACAATTTTTACTTCACTCATTTAGACTTTCCTTTTTTCTTTGTCTTTTTCTTTTTCTTTTTGCCAAATGCCCGTTCCCAATTTTCGGCATATTTTTCTTGATTTACTGGACGGTATTTACTACCTTTACCTGCTTGTCCATCAACCATCCTCGCAACAATCCTGTGCTTCACCATCAAGGGAGTCAATCCATTGATTTGCAACACGAATATCTTCCATAACAGAATCACACTCGCACCTATCCGCAGGTGTACATGTACAAGATTCGTATAATAGTTTTGCTTTAAGACCACGAATCACTTGTTCATTTAGTTCCATAACATTCTCCTTATAATATGATTTGTTTGACACTATTATATTTATTAGACTTTTCGATTTCTATATGGAATTGTTCTGTTAAATCAGAAACTGGCAACCATAACCATAATTGGTCACTCATAGACTGTTCAATCTTTGCTAGAAATTTTCCTGTTCCTTGCCATCCTCTTTTTGTTTTTTCCCAATTTAAATTTTTATAATCCAAATACTCAGAATCAAAAGTATATAATTTATATATGTGATTATCTTTGTTTTCGTATGTTAAACAAAAATAAACATCTTCATGTCTCTCGTCAAAGTAATTTATCTTTTCTTCGATTGTCTTGTACATTGTACTTCTATAAGAAGAAATTTTAAGTTTATCTTTCTTCTTTCCTAATACCCTACCACCTTTGCATGATATTCCTGTTGATTCAAATTTAACATCTTCACCCGTTTTATGGCTTCGGTAATCCCATTCTACATTTGATGATTGCATTAAAAGTGAATTGTAAAGAAGATTTTCCCATACTATGCCATTGATAGGAACTTCAAGTAATGAATGATAATCATTGAAGTTGTCAATCAAATCGTTTGTTAGTTTATTATAATCTATATTCATATAGAAATTATATCACATTTATAAAATATGTCAATTAAAAAAGTCGGCTTTCATATCGTGGGGGTATACTACTAACCGACTTTTTTCGTCCTCACTGCGAGGCCACACAGTGTATAGTGGTAATGAATCTTACATCATCTTCACACCCGAAGGTGTCTATAAATGCCTCTACTTTTCCACAAGGACGAGTTGTTTGTACTCCGACAGGATTCAGCATTACCTGCAACTTTCGGGAACACTACTGGTTATCCTACTCGCACTGCGATTGTTCTAGTTAGAAACTGCTTCATCCATTTGGACATCCACACTCCACTACAGAGAACCGCATACCTTAGTCCGCATAACAAAAACTTATTCAGTCACGGAGTTAGTGCAGGCAATTACCCCTGCACAAAATTATTCACTTGTCAAACCTAACTAAATTCTTGAATGGGCTTAATCACCGTAAGGTCTTCCCCCATTCAAGAGGAAATGAATGGAATCTGATTAGATTCCAAAGAATCGTTTACACGATTCCGGCACGGATGGCGAATGGGTTATCTGTGTAACCATGAAAATCCATCCCATAACAAGTTGTACCATTGTCAAGTGTACGAGTAGTAACTTCCCAGTTGCCATATCGTTCAACTTGCTCTTTGATGTTGCTCATTGTGGCACGAAGATTTTTAATACCAAATCTGCTATATGCTTGCTTTGGTGTAATGTCCCAACCTCGCGAAAGGTGATTCATCAATCGTGCTTTTTTTGTGTATACTGCCATAGTCCTAAAACTCCTGTCTTTGCGGTTCTCACTGGTTGAAGGATTTCGATGCACACCGCAATACATCTGTTCCTTAATTGTCATACAAGTATTATACTTTATATTAGTCGCCGTTCAAGACTTTTTTTGTACGAATTCGTAAATTTTTTCTGCTTCTATTAAAACTTGTTCATGTGTTGGAAATTTTGGTCGTTCAGTAACAGGAGAAACGGCGGTAATAACATCACCATCGGCCTCTCGGTCCCGTTTCCAATCCTCAAACTGATGCCACATATCGTGTTCGTTGTGGAATTTTTCCGTTAATCTGTTTTGTGCTTGTTGGTAGATGTCCCACCGTAGTTCGTAAGGGTTTGCCATAATCATATCTCCTTTGTGTGTATGTGTGTTTGGCGTTAATTGTGATGACACCTTGTCATCTACTTACATATGTAATTATACTTTATGTTTGAATAAAGTCAAGTAAAATTAATATTTTATTTTAGGTAATGGTACTTCATAGTAAATATCAATACCGATTGCTTTCGCCAAATGATATTCTGCTAATGCACCACGGCTGTTTTCAAATCCAGACATACAGTAAATGGCAGTACAGTCTTCGGCAATCACAGTCAAATCTCGTTTGAGTGCATCTCGCATAAACTCTCTGTCTTCGTAATCTGTTGTGGGGTCATATTCCATCGGGCCACTTTCAGGACTTCCGTGCTGTCTGTCCATCTCTGCGGGATTGATGACATTCCATCCCTGCTTTTTTAATAATTTTTCTTGCCTATCAAATGCAGGGAAATTAAAATCTGCTATACCCCTCATTGGACCGGCAACATATATCGTTGGTTTTCTTTTTTCCATAACTATTTTTTCTTATCCTTACCACCATCAGCGTCATCAAATATATGACCATTCTCTTCTAACACCTTTCTTAAATTTGTCATAATTCTTGCTAATTGTGTATAATTTATTTTATCCATCAAATATTTTTCATAACCAACAACAGCAGATGCCGATACATCCATCAATTCCTTTACCCATTTTTCTGGTTTCGACTTTTTACTTTTCTTTTCCATCGGTTTATTTCCCGTAATATCTATTCTTTTTTGGTTACTAATCATTTTCTAAAACTTCTCTTTAAATTTCTATTATTCCATAAACTAGTAAATATAGTCGCCGCCCATGCCTTTATCTTGCTCTCAGAAAATTCAATCAATTGTTGTGGTGCATTTTCTATTGCCATGTTTATCTTTTCTGTCATTTTTTTGGTAAATTCTTCTGTTAGCATTGTTCTTGTTTCTGGTGAAATTTCTCCTGATTCTAAAGAATCTGCCTCTTCTATCATTCTTTCCATCATCTCTCTTGTATCATCAAACGAAGAAACAGTATATAAAGTAACAGAGTGTAAATAAAAACTTCTCCATCCTGCCACCAACAAGTCCCAAACTACTATGGGGAAGGATTCGGCGCCTGGCTGAAGGGATTTTGCTATTATAGAATCTAAGGTATTATCATTTCCTTGTGGGATATATTTTTCATCAAGGGTGCAATGCATATGTCTTGGCTGACCAGTAGTTTTCTTTATAAAATAAACATCAACTATACCACTGGTCAGTTCCTCAACCGCTTGCTCTGCTGAATTAAATTTTGTTGGTTGGTATGCCATCACCTTTATTGTATCAAATTAGATGCAGGTTTCAAGAAGTTTCTTCTTCTTTGTCGAATAATTTGTTTGTGAGTGTTTCGGGTGCTTTATCCATAATCCACTTATATGCTTGCTTTTTCAAATCACTACTCTTTGTCATTCGTCTGCCAGGAGTCTTCATTGTAATGTAAGAAAAGTCCTTTACAACAATTTTGTCTTTATTTTTGCCAGTCTTTATTGGTTTGCCTTCACTGTCTGTGTACAACACAGTATTCTCTTTTCCTCCAAGAACAATATAAACACCACCGTCTATAGTACGAGGAGTGCCATGTTTAATAAAATTATACATTGTTGTCGCGGCGCCTTCATGAGTTATTAACATAATATCTTCTGGAACAACCCTTTCCCTTTGTTTATTTTGTTCTATTGCAACAGCATAGTCTGTAAGTACCCATATAATATGAATATTCTTTGGGTCATAACCGGCTTGCAATAATGAAGGAAGTGCGTCTTTAATCTTATTTTTGCTTTGAAGTGTTGTGTCTATCAATATATTTGGCAGAATGCCTCGTCTTGCATCTTTAAGTAATAGGTTCAGAGTCTTTTCCTTGATGCGTTTATTTTCAAT